ATTATACACTCTGGTTTGATGGTTTTTTACTTTATACCGTTTTTTCTTTATAACAGTTTTATAACAATTTAGTAATACTGTCTGGTTTAAAAGTTTTTATACCTTTTGTCCGTTTTTAATATAAACAAATGTTATAATCAATGTGCTGGCCCGCTAGGTTGCTCTCTACCCACCCCCACTGCCCCTAGCGGGCTCAGCCTTATATTTAATGGTATAATCGCAATATGTGCACTCCCGAATTAGAAAAACTTGGAGCAACCCCAGCAAATATTCAGTGGGCCGTAGTACGTGGCGACACTGCAACCCTAAAGGTAGAATTTTTTGAAGATGATGAAGTAACATATTTTGATACTTCTAATTGGGAGTTTGCCGCAACTTCATATGATGCTTCAGGTGATTTTTTGGATGAGCTTACAGTTACAGCAGAAAATGGATATGTGATCATATCAGCCCCAGCAGATGTTACTGCTAATTGGGGAACATCTTTTAAATCAGTGGTTGCTGAGCTACCGTTTGATTTGCAGGTAACAATAGATGACGCTGGTGATATTACTACCTGGACACCAGTTATTGGAACAATATGTGTTATTGGAGATATTACTCCAGGAGGTACTCTTTAATGCCAGTAGTAAAAGTTACGCCAGTTAAAGATAACCTTCCTCCAGTTATTAAAATTGGAAAAAAGGTTTTTAAAGTAAAGAAATAAGGGGTCCTAATGGCAACAAGCATGGACTTTCCATCCTCTTCAAAGAAGAGAAAATATTCTGACAATGTTGATCAAAGTTCTAATTTTCAAGAACTTGCTACTGCATATGTAGCAGTTCCAGGACCTCAAGGTGAAAGGGGCATACAAGGCCCTAAAGGGGAATCTGGACCACAAGGACCACTTGGACCAAAGGGAGATAAGGGTGATCCTGGAAAAGACGGTAGAGACGGTAAAGATGGTAAAGACGGAATAAGTATTTTATCCCCATCTATGCAAAATATTGGATGGGCACTTTATGATAATCTAGAAAGAAAACCTGTAAGAACTGGGGCATCAAAAGGTCAAGATGGATGGGTTAATATTTTTGTAGATGCAGAGGGTAAACAAACAATAGAAAATTTTTTACCAAGAGAGTCTGTAGCCCTATGGAATCCAAATACTAGAAAGATAAATTTTAGAACTGTAAATATAGGAGCAATTGTAACAATTTGTTATAATTTAGAAATAAACACATTTTCTAATAATACAGAAGCTTGGATTAGAACATTTATTGAAGGATCTGAAAACTATCCTACTACCTATATTGGATTATTAAAATATCAGTATGACTATGAAATGACTATTTCTCATACCGTTTTTATTGATAGCAAGAGGTCTCAAGGATCTGGCGGTATACCACAAATAAGAACAGATAACGATTCTTCTGTAATTTTAAAATCTATTCATATATCTGTATCATAAAAAATACCCCGCCATATTTCAGACGGGGTATAGTTATTTTCCAATATTATTGATTTGGAAATTTATGTAGCCACTTGTTAATAGCACCCTTATTGTAGGATGACCATGAGCTCCAATCAGTACCGCCTTTTGTCATGCGGTACACAATTTGAGCATTTTTAACTGGGCTAAAAAGCTCAGCATATAAGTCTAGATTATATTTTTCTGTACGATCTGGACCCAAGCTACCAAGCATATTAATCTGAAAGATTCCAAATGAGGAGTCTCCAGTTTTGGTGTTTCCATTAAAAGCAAATGGACGACCATTGGATTCAGCCTTAGCTACTGCCCAAGCAGTTTTTAAAGCTTTTCCTTTGAACCCTACCGCCTTAAGTAATTCAACCAACTGGCTGTCAGTTAAACTTGTCGCATTTTCATACTTAGTAAGTATTTTTTCATTTTTATCCTTAGAAAGCAGAAAAGCCACCTCTGGGGTGGCAAGAGCGACTCCGCTTTGTTTAGATAAATTATTATTAGTAGCATGTGACGGTATAGCACCTAAAATAGATACTAAAACGAATGAACTACTAATTACCCCTACCAGCATTTTATTTTTTGTCAAGTTTTTCCTCCTAAAATGCACATGACACCATAAACGGTGTCATACACCTAGTATAACACAAAACTACTCATCAGTACAAGTCATATGGTGATATAATAAGAAAAGATATTAATATAGGAGAACTATGGCTACATTTAGAGGACAAGGATCAGATAATTATTCTATTGGTGCAACACCACCATATGTTTCTTGGACTGTTGTTCGTGGAGATACTGCTTCATTTCGTGTATATGTAACAGATGATAATAAAGATCCATTGACAATCGCAGACTGGACAATACAGATGCAAATTAAAAGACCAACTGCTCCAGTTACACCAGGGGTTATTACAGATAATGCAACATTAATTTTAAATTTAACTCCAGCACCAGACGCAGATGATCAGGCTGGAGAGTTTACAGTTTCATTAACAGCAGAACAATCTAATCTTCTTCAAACAAATGATATTTTTGATATTGAGCTTTCTTTGCCACAAAATGAGATTGTTTGGACGGTAGCTCAAGGAAAAATGATTATCCTTGAGGATGTTACTGCATAATGGTAGCAAAAGCTATAATCACAGATAAACAAAAGATAAATACTGTTCTTATTGAGAATGAAGGATTTTTTAGATCTACTATTTCTGAATCAAAGGGCATAGTATTAATAAATGAAGTATTACCTTTTAGAATCAGGTTTACAGATATACGTGTTCCAGGGTATAATGAGAATAACATTCCTGGAATTGGATTACAAATTATTGGATATAGCAACTATATTCTATAAAAAATAAAGGGGGTAGGAATGAAAAGTATAACAATAGCAACACCTATGTATGGTGGAATTTGTCATAACTCATTTTTAAAGAGCCTGTTCTCATTAATGAATTTACTTTCACAAAAGGGATACCGTGTTAGTTTTTCTGACCTATCAAATGAATCATTAATAACTAGAGCTAGAAATACATTAACTGAACTATTTTTAAGAACAGGAAATGATTATCTTCTTTTTATTGACTCAGATCAAGGATTTAACGCAGAGGGCGTTTTAAAGATGATTGAAGAAGATGTAGATCTTATTGGTGCTGCTGTTCCAATGAAAGGTATTAACTGGGAAAGAGTAAGGTCTGCTGCTAAAAATGATGAACAAGATCTATCAAACTTTACAGCAATCTATAACGTAAATATATCAAATGAACAAAGACAATATTTAAAAGAAAATCCAGGACAGATGGTTGAAGTAGAGTATATAGGAACTGGGTTAATGTTAATAAAAAGAGATGTTTTTCAAAAACTAAAAGAAAGCACTGCTTCATACAGATCAGATCAGTCAGACATGGCTGGAATAAAGCACGGGGATACAATTTATGATTTTTGGAGAACAGATATTGATCCTAAATCAAAAAGACTTTTGTCTGAAGATTACAATTTTTGTGATATGTGGAAGAGTCTTGGTGGAAAAATATATTTGGCTCCTTATGTAAAGGTGGTGCATGTTGGAACTTACTGGTTTAAATAAAATGGAAGGGTTTGGTCCAGTTTACGTTATAAACATGGAAAGATCCATAGATCGTAAAAAATATATACAGGACCATTTTGAAAAATATGGGGTATCAGACTACACCTTTGTAGAAGCAATAGATGGATCAAAAGATGATATTAATAGCCTACTAAGTACTCCATTTAATGAGTCAATAATTTCAAAAAGTGAAACAGCATGTACTATTTCTCATTTAAAAGCTATAGAGCATTGGCTAACAAATTCAGAATCAGAGTATGCAATTATTGTAGAAGACGATGTTAGTTTTGAAACCGTAGATTTTTGGGGCTTTACCTGGAAAAACTTTCTGGATTCTGTAACTCAAGATTATGATGTTTTACAGATGGCTATTATCAATAATTTTGTTGTAAATCCAAGACTACACCTCAGGGAATACCTAGACTGGAGTGCGGCGGTATATTTGATAAAAAGACGATATGCACAAAGACTAATCAAAAAACATAAAATTGATGATAAGTATACTTTTAGCCAGCCTATAAGATATAAGTGTCTATCTGAAGGAGCTATATTTAGTAATGCTCTATGTTATTCAATACCGCTTTTTACTTATTCCCTAGATCATGGATCATCTCTAAATGAGTCACATATAGAAACAATTCATAAAAACTCTAAAAACCAGGTATTATCTTTTTGGCATAAAAACTCTATGTTTAAGCCAGATTTAATGTGAATAATTATGATATAATTCTGACATGGCCAGAACTACTATTCCCCTAGTTAAGACGAAATATCAGACTGGTGATCGTCCAACTCAGGAAGACTACGAAGATTTAATTGATACGGTAGCAGCACAGGCTACTGACCTTGGAACATTTGGAAATAATGAAAATACAATTACTGGCATTGAAAATGCGACGGTAATTGACAATTTCTCTGCAACAACATGGAGAATGGTTAAATACATAATCTCTATTGCAAAGACATCTGCAGGAGATAATAAATACTATGCAACAGAATTGACCATACTAATAGATGGAACAGATGTAAATGTTTCTGAGTATGGAACAATAGACAATGATGGGAATATTGGAACCATTAGCGTCTCTAAGGTGGGAGGAACAGTTAATTTAACTGTAACTCCGCAAGTGGGGATCACGCCTATTACCGTTCGTTTTGCACGAATTGGTCTTAAGGCATAACTAAGGAGATAATAAAATGGCAACAGTCAACAAAGACTTTAAAATCAAGAATGGTCTTATTGTTGAAGGTGCAAATGGTACCATCAATGGATATGACATTCTTACAAAAGACCAAGCTGACCAAAATTATATTATTGGTTTGATTGGCGGATCTGCGACATCAAATGCAACTGCAAATGCAGTTGTTCTTCGTGATGGATTTGCAAACTTTGCTGCAAATGTAATTACAGCAGACTTGATTGGTGATGTAACTGGTGATGTAACTGGTACAGTTTCAAGCCTTTCAAATCATGATACTGGAGATCTTGCAGAAGGAACAAATCAATACTTCACAAATGCACGTGCTCAAGCAGCGATGGTAACACCATTAACTACTGGAACACAAACAAACATTGCAGTTACATATGATTCTATAAGTGGAACATATAGTTTTGTTGCAGAAAATGGAGTTGGAGATTCTAACACAGATGCACTTGCCGAAGGTGCAACAAATCTATATTTCACAAATGCAAGAGCTCAAGCTGCAGTTAGTGCAGGAGACGGACTAAATTATAACTCTGGTGAGTTCAGTGTTCATCTAGGATATGGTCTTGAAATTTCAAACAATGCAGTTCGCATTGATGACTCAGTTGTAGCAACAGATTCTGATGTTTCTACTGCAATTTCTGCCCACGATGTACATTCTAATGTTCACGGGGTAACAGGAAACGTTGTAGGTACATCAGATACACAAACAATTTCAAATAAGACTCTTGGATCAAACCTTGATGCTGGCACATATAAGATAACAAATCTTTCAAATCCAGATAATGCACAAGATGCTGCTACGAAGTCTTATGTAGATGCAGTTTCTGAAGGTCTACATATTCATGCTTCAGCAGTTGCTGCTACAACAACAAATATCAGCATATCTAACGACCTAATGGTTGGAGATTTTATAGATGGTGTTCAGCTTGCAGCAACAAATCGTGTTCTTGTAAAGAATCAGAGCATTGCTTCTGAAAACGGTATCTATGTTGTTCAGTCATCAGGTGCTGCTATTCGTGCAACAGATTTTGATCAACCAACAGAAGTTGATGGTGGTGACTTCATCTTCGTAACAGGTGGAAATACACAAGAAAATACTGGTTGGGTACAGACATCAGAAACCGTTGCAACAATTGGAACAGATCCAATTTACTTTACTCAGTTCTCAGGTGCTGGAACATTCCTAGCAGGATATGGACTATATCTTGATGGAAATATCTTTAATGCAAACGTAAACGTTCTTGCAAATCTTGAATATGTATCAAATGCTGTTTCTGATCACTCTGATCTTACAACAGGAGTTCATGGAGTAACTGGAGATTTTGTCGGAACATCTGATACTCAGACTCTTTCTAATAAAACTCTTGGAAATGGAATTGCTCTTGGAGCAAATCTAGATGCAGTTAATACATGGACAATTGTTAATCTTGAAGAGCCAACAAGCAATCAAGATGCTGCAACAAAATTCTATGTAGATAACGCTATATCTGGTGTAAGCAATACAATTTCAGGTCTAGATACAGATGATATTGCAGAAGGTGCAACTAATTTATACTTTAGCAATACTCGTGTAGAAGCAGTAATAGCATACTCAGATACTGATGATCTTTCTGAAGGAGCAACAAACAAGTATTTTACTAATGCTCGTGCAGAAGCAGCAATGGTCACACCATTGACAACAGGTACACAGACAAATATCACAGTAACATATGATGCATTAAATGGAAGCTATGATTTTGTTGCAGAAAATGGTGTAGCTGATTCTAATACAGATGCGCTAGCAGAAGGACCAACAAACCTATACTTCACAAATGCTCGTGCAGTTGCAGCTCTTGAGGCTGTAGTTCCAAACTTTACAGAAGTTGATGTTAATAATGTGGCAACACAGGTTGCAGCAACACTTTCAGTTCCAACAGCAAGTCAAGTTACTGCATATGATTTTGCTCATGCAACATACCGTTCTGGAAAGTTCTTGGTAAAGGCTGAAACAAGCTCACACACAGAAATATCAGAGGTTCTAGTAACACTAGATTCTCTAAACAATGTTGCAATCACTGAATATGCAATGATTGGAACAAACGGAAGCCTCTTTTCAGTAACTGCTGATGTTAGCGGGGCAGATGTAAGAATCCGTGTAACAACTACAGAAAATAACACAGACGTTACAGTAGTTGGAACACTAGTTAAGTAGTAGAAAAGGAAAAGTAAGAGATGGCAACAGTAAATAAAGACTTCAAGGTAAAGAATGGACTTTACGTTACTAACGGCGGTACATTTGGAGGTACTGTTACTGTTGCCACTCCTACTTTGGCAGATCATGCTGCTACAAAATCATATGTAGATAATATAGTTGGATCTCCAACTGTACCAGTTGATGATTTACCACCAATAAGTCCATCAAATGGCAATCTATGGTATGACACAGTTACAGAAAGACTTCATGTTTATTATAATGGAGAATGGCTAGCAATAGCAACTCTAGAAGATGCTGAAACACTTCAGGATCACATTCATGATACGTCAATTGATGGAACTGGAAGAGTAGTAAGCGTGTTTGTATCTGGTGGATTTTATAATGATCCAGGGGTACTAGTTAGTGCAGGCTTTTATAATACAACATCTTGGGAAAATACCTGGGATGGCGGTATTACAATAGATAATTTTAATTAAATTGTCTGATATAATATATTTGTCATAGGAGGAAAAATGGCAACAAGAATGCAACAGCGCAGAGGTACTGCTGCTCAATGGATATCAACAAATAATGGGGATGGTCCTATTCTTGAGGCTGGTGAGATAGGTTTTGAAACAGATACTGGCAAGTTTAAGATAGGTGATGGAACAAATCACTGGGTAGACTTAGATTACTTCCTTGACGAATCAGAAATTGACAGCATTACTGGAGATTATGTACTTGCAAATACCCTTGGGCAGGCAAATGGTGTTGCAACCCTAGATTCTTCAGGTAAATTAACAGCAACACAAATCCCTAATATTGAAGAATTGTCTCAGGATGCAGTTGACCTTGCCCTAACTGCGGGTACTGGTATTACAAAGACCTATAATGATAATGCTAATACAATTACAATTGCTGTTGATACCTCAGTAATTGCAACTAAAGCAGAACTTGCAGAAGTTTCACAAGACTCTATTAATGATGCTCTTACAGCAGGAACTGGTATTTCAAAATCTTATAATGATAATGCAAATACAATAACTATTTCTACAAGCAATGTTCCAAATAGCGCACTAGCTAACTCATCTGTTACTATTAATGGATTTTCTATATCACTTGGTGGATCAGCAACCTATAGTTCAGACAATATAGGTGAAGGAACAACAAATCTTTATTTTTCAAATGCTCGTGCACAGGCTGCACTTGCCTCAGATTTATCAAATAAACAGGATAAAGTTTCTGGTGTCTCTGACACAGAAATTGGATACCTTGATGGTGTAACATCTAATGTTCAAGCCCAACTAGATTCTAAACTATCTTCTGCAACAGCAGCATCAACATACCAACCACTAGTATCTGGTGTTTCAAACACAGAAATCGGTTATCTAGATGGTGTAACTTCAAATGTACAAGCTCAGATAGATACTAAACTAGCATCTTCTACTGCCGCTTCAACTTATGCTCCAATTGCTTCACCAACATTTACTGGTACAGTATCTGGTGTCACAAAGAGCATGGTTGGTCTTGGTAACGTAGATAATACTTCAGATGCAAATAAGCCTGTATCAACGGCTACACAGACAGCACTTGATCTTAAGGCAAATCTTGCCTCACCAACATTTACAGGAACCGTAACTCTTCCATCAGGCACTGTTACCTCAGCAATGATTGCAGATGAAACAATCGTTAATGCTGATATTGCTAACACAGCAGCAATTGCTCAGTCAAAGATTTCAAATCTAACCACAGATCTTGCAGCCAAAGCAAATCTTTCAGGTGCAGCATTTACAGGAAATGTTTCAACAACTGCTAATTTTACAGTAGATGGAAACTTTACGGTAAATGGAAGTAATGTTCTCGTATCAGCTACTCAAATTCAGATTGAAGACAGCTTAATACAGCTTGGTCACCAAAACCCTGCTAACACAGTAGACCTAGGCTTTTTTGCTGGATATAATGATGGAACAGCTAAGCACTCAGGTCTTGTCAAAGATGCTACAGATGCAAAGTGGAAACTCTTCAAAGGCGTAACCACAGAGCCATCAACTACTGTTGATTTTACACAAGCAACTCTTGACGACTTGTCAGTTGGAGCACTTGAAGCATCATCTCTAACAGTTGGATCAGTTTCAAATACAGAAATTGGCTATTTAGATGGATTGACTTCAAATGTTCAAGCTCAGCTAGACTCTAAATTATCATCTTCTACAGCAGCTTCGACATACCAACCACTAGTATCTGGTGTTTCAAACACAGAAATTGGCTACCTTGATGGTGTAACATCTAATGTTCAAGCCCAACTAGACACTAAGTTAGCTTCTAGCACTGCAGCATCAACATATGCTCCAATTGCTTCTCCAACTTTTACAGGTACAGTAACTCTTCCAACAGGAACTGTTACGTCTGGAATGATCTTGGACGGTACCATTGTTAATGGTGATATTTCTAATACCGCTGCGATTGCCTATGGAAAATTATCACTTACTAACTCTATAGTAAATGCTGATATTAGTTCTTCTGCTTCAATTGCATTATCAAAACTTGCAAGCGGAACATCTGGACAAATTATTGTTGCAAACTCATCTGGAGTACCAACATGGGTTTCTGAAACTGGAGATATTACAATTTCAGATACTGGTGTAACAGCAATTGCATCTGGAGTAATTGTTAATGCTGATATTAGTGCTTCAGCAGCAATTGATAAGACAAAGATTTCTGGAAATGCTATTACAGCAGCAGACACAGGCACAGTTACAAATACAATGCTTGCAGGATCAATTGCAAATAGCAAGCTTGCAAATGCATCTGTAACAATTAATGGATCT